CTCTATGGTGCGGTTGGGCGACGTAGGCGAGACGGTTGCGACGGTGCCAAGCTTCCAGCTTGCGGCAGTTCCACCGGACGGGGCAGCAGTACGAATCGCCGCACTAAACGTCGCAAGCGAGTCGCTCTTGGCAATCTTCAGAGCATCCGCAGCCGTGCCATAGTTGTAAATGTGCAGATCGCTATCAGTAGTGCCGCGATGACCGATTCCAAAGTCCCCAAACACGCCAGTCTGGAATTTAAGCAGGCCATCGTCGGTATTTGCACCCCGCTTCATCAGAACCTCAGGGGAAGCCTTATCGATTAATACATTTCCGCCAATGCTTAGAGCCCCAGCCACCCCCACGCCCCCGCTCACCACCAGCGCACCGGAGGAGGTAGAGGTGGAGGCGGTGGTGGCCGAAATGGTCGTATTTCCACTCGTCTCAACACTCAACTGTCCAGACGACACCGAAGCCCCGTTGGGCCGCAGAAGCAGCGTAGTCGAATTGGCCGCAAACACCGCATTGCATTGGATGTTGCCGCCAGCGAAGATCGCGCCCCCCACCCCCAGCCCGCCACTCGTCCCGTTGCCCACCACCAGAGCGCCGGACGAGGTGGAGGTGGAGGCGGTGGTGGCGGTTGCTTCAACCTTCCCAGCAAAGGCCGTCGACAAGTCCGCGTAAACTGTAACAGCCGCAGAATCCGACCCATTCCGTAAAACGACCACTTGTCCCGCGCCGTGTCCCTTCAAATACGAGGTGCCGCTGGTCGAGAACAATAGGCGCTGCGAGCTTTCCGCCGACGAATACCACGCGCCATTTTTGAGCAGAAAATCCGCCGTGCTGTTCACTGTCAGCGTCCCGCTTACCGTGGCGTTGCCGCCAAACGTCGGGCTGTAGGCAGACAGCTTCCGCGTGCCGTTCGTCGCTCCGTCTGCCGCAAAGAAGTCGTCAGCCGTCGTAGACGCCGTAGTCGTAAGGTCCTTGATGCGAATGTCGGGCATTTTAAGTAAGGGCTATGAAGGGATTGGCCGCGCTATCCACCAGCCGATCACCGGCTAACGTAATAAGCGTAAACTGAACGTCAGGCCGATTGATGTATGGCTGTCCAATGAGAGGGTCAGACCAGAACGTGCGATCAGCCACAATGGGCGTTATCCCGCGATAGAGCCCATCAGACTTAGCCAGCAAACTGGTCTCAAAGACGGTCACAGGTAGTTCAGCTCCTGAATCTCAGCCACCACGTCCGTACCCGCCGCACGGATCGCCTTGGCCGCAATGGCCGTCTGCCGGGGCCAATAGGCCGTCGCCCCGTCGTTGTACAGGAACCCCTTGGTGGTCGTCGGATTGGTCGTGCCATCCAACGTCACCCGCGCCGCCGCCCCATTGAACTGCACCAGAACGTGCGTCGTGGAGGCATTGAGAGTGAAGTCAATGACCGCCTCAGCCGTCGAACTAATCGTGTTCTGGGCGTGCGTCGTGCTGTTCTGGGGAATCGCCTGCGAGGGCGTGTTGACGATGCGGGCGTTTGCCATAACTTAGAAGCGGGCTTGGGAGGTTGCGTGACTACGGAAACGAGACGCCACTCGGTTGGCGTTCCGTTGGTTCATAGCGTTTTCCAATTCTAGCACAAGAAGGGACTCGGCGTAGCCTTCCTCAGCCTGAGCCTTGTCGTTCTGCCCATCGTAGCGGAGGAAGTCCGCAAAGGCAGCGTGCGCCCCGTAGTGGAAGAACTCAAGCGGAACATTCTGGTTGGTGGTGTTGTTGTAGTCACCCTCCCACCGCTTCTTGTAGTCCACGTAGAAGGTAGTCAGGCTATCCGTGTTAGCCAACACCCGGGCCCCGTCATACGTGACCACGAACTCAAACTCGTCCACGCTGTTCGTCAGATAGGGCTGCTGGTCGTAAACGCGGAGAAAGGTGTCGATGGAGTTCAGCGTCACCTGATCGAACGGAATGACGTTGGAGCTAGCCGCCCGCGCCTCTCCCAGCACCATATACCGGGGCCAATACGACGACCGGCGATAGGCGTTGTAGATACGCCGATTGATGAAGCTCCCAATCAACGTCTCCTCTTGCGGGGTCAGGGAGGTATTCCCAGACAACGCCTTAACGAGCGTGAGCAGATTGCTGTAAGTGTCGGTTTGCATTACACCTTATTAGGGCAGAGATGCGGGAACTTCTTCTGGTGATAACGGATGAACTCCTTGCTGTTCACTTCCTTACGTCCGTACTTGGCAATCAGCCGGTAGTACTCGTCCGCAGGGTAGAACGCAACCGCCTTACCCAAGCCCGGAATGGTGCGATGACCCTTCCACCGCTGGGCCTCCTGCGCGGCCATAATCTCCTCTTTCTTCTCGTTCGCCTTAATCAGCTCAAACCCAGTCCGAATCTCGCGGATTAGGGCATCCTTCACAGCCCCTTCTCCGGGCAGCGCGGTGATGATTTGCATAAAAAAGGGCTCCCCCGTGTGGAGGAGCCCCATTGTAACAGCCTAGGCTGGTCTTAGGCGAACTTCGCCAGATCGATGATACGCAGACCGATCACGAACTCACCAGCGGTGATGGACGCGATGGCCGAGTCGGTCACCTTGATGTACACATCCTGCGCGGAGGCGCTAGCCTTGAGGGGCTGCGAAACGCCCGTGGTGTTAACCGTCGTACCAGCGGTGAACTGGTCGCCCTGATTGAACACCGGGGTCGTCATCGCATCCGCATCGAGCGCATTGATGAACTCGTCCGGGTCAGCCAGCGTGGTGCCAACGTCCAGCACCAGCGTCGTGGTACCAGCGACAGCGACCGTCTTGGCAATACCGACCAGCTCCACCGCACCGTGCGCCGGAATCTGAGCAATGACCCGCGTGCCACCGTTGCCGATAGCGATCAGATCATTGTAGTCCAGACGAACAACGTCGGTGAAAGAACCCAGCTCATTGACAGCAACTTTAGCCATTGTAGTAGTCTCCTTGGTTAGGGGTTAGCTCAGGACGGTGATCTTGCCGTGCGCGCCCGGATGCGCCACCTTGAGGGTGCCGGTCCAGTCAACATAGCCGCGCTCACCACCACCGAGGTTCGGCAGACGGGTGCTCCCGAGGGGGATCAGCTCGCCAACCGCGTAGTACTCGGGGTTGATCAGGTAGCCGGTGTCCTTGTTCGTGGTGTCCGGCGCGCAGTCCGGGTTCATATCCACGATGGTCACGATGCCGTGGTCGGACTGATACTGACCAACGGACAGCTTGATCAGCCCAGAGGCCGAATTGCTGTTGAAGGTACGGATCGGGCCGGTCGAGCTGTCGGCACGGGCGAAGTCGCTGATGACCCGGCGAAGGGCCGTGTCAGCGATCAGGGTGAGGCTGTTCGTCACACCGGACACCCGATAGATCGAGGTGATCAGGTTGTTCAGAACCGTCTCGGTGAAGGTGCCGGAGGCGTGGATGGAACCAGCCGGGGTGCGGTAGTCCGAGGGGACATCCGCCGGGCCAGCCGAGTCAATCCAGTCACCGAGGCCGCGCATCGTGTAAGCGACGCCGCCACCGTTCTCAGCCGCACGGTCTTGAGTGCCGAGGAGGGTCTTCTCCACGTCACGCTTCAGTTCCTTGACGCCCTTGAGTTCCGCACGGGCGATGTCCTGCGGGCCAACCGAGGAGACGGCCTGCTGGAGGTCCGACACGCGGTAGGAACGACGGAGCTTCTGGACGTAGTTGCCGAGGCGGGCGACCGACTCGAACTTGTCGTCGAAGTCAGTAACGTCAGCGCCTTCGGAGACCGCCGTCGAGACCGGGGTGGACAGCTTGTCCACGCCCCACTCAACGAAGGTGCCATTGCACTTGAACTTGTCAGCCGAGCTGAGAACGGGGGTCTCAGAGGGCGACAGCATCGACATAGCGTCCTGCAGGTCTTCGCGGTTAAGGGCCGCGCTGCCGGGCGAGGTGGTATCGTAGGTATTAGAGAACGACATAACTAATTAGGATTTACGTTTGGAGATTTGAGCTGCACGGAGGGCGATGAAGTCGTTGCTGCTTCCTGTTTGCTTAAAGCGGGCTTCAACTTCCTTCAGGGACTTTTCCACCCGGCTATCCACCCGTTCAGAAACGGATGCATTGGTCGAGGGATTTGACGGAGGATTGAGTGACGGCGACTTGGAAGTCGGCTCAATCACCCTGCGGCCATACATAGAGTTGGCTGCGTGAGCGATGAGGTACTCAATCTGCGGCGCGATCTCGGGGACAGCTTCCTTCACGCGCACAAGACGGGGGTCATTGACCATCGCCTCATAGCGTTTACGGGTATCGTTGTCCTCGCCATCGAGCCAACCCAGCTCCTTACGGGCCTGCTGCTTGAAGCTGCCTTCAAGCTGTTTCCGCTGCTCACTCGCCTGCAATTCGCTGAACTGCGCCGGAATGAACTTATCGCGGGCCTTGCGGGCCTTACGGAGTGAATCACGGATGTCCGCCTTGGTGTATTCCTTGCCGTCCACCGTCGCCGCAACGTCAGTTGCAGAGAGGTCTTCAGCGCGGAACAGAACCTCCTCCGCCCACTCAATGACCTCATCGACCTCCTTGCGCTTGCTTTGGAGTTCGGAGAGATCCTTTACGTTGGCGTAAGGGTTGTTCTCCACCTTCGGCTCGGGGATTTGCTGCTTCGCCTGCGCGATAGAAGCCTCAAGAGCAGCCGCCTTCTCCTCAGCCAGCTTGCGCTTGGCAGTCAGTTCGGCGATGCGCTTGAGCAGACCGCTCTTACCCTTTTGGGCAAGCTCGGCAATCTCCTCATCCGTTAGCTCGTCAATGTCCTTTGAAAGAACCTCCTTTGGATTCGTTTCCTTGGGTTGAGGATCGCCCTCCTTGGAGGGAGCCTCGTCCTTCGGAACTTCTTCCTTCGGAGCCGCTTCAGGCGTTACTTCGGCTTTCACCTTGGTACGCTTGGCAATGCGGGAGGACAGGAAGTCCTGATCCGTCATTGGCTTGTTTTCCACGGCGGGTTTAGCGTCTGCCGCGTCGGACGTTACGACTTCTGACATAGGATTGTGAACCGCCGTATTTGCGCCCCGGCGAATGCGATGGCCGGAATCCTACCACAGTAGACTTAGTGCTTGACCTAGAGCCCTATTGCTGAGGCTATTAGACGCCCAATGGTGCAAAGCACAGCACATCACCTGCTAGGACGCTAGCGGCCCACCGGACTTCCGGCTCCAACAGCCGGAGAATGGCCAATCGGGGGTGCGGTGAAGATGAGGGTTGGAGCCCCTCTTGGGATGAATTTATGGACCCTAAAGCCCTAGAAAGACTGCACAACAGCCAAGACTTCCTCGCCTTCCTTCGGGATGTGAAGGGAGGCCGGGAGTACTGGATTCGTCAGCTCCACGACGTGAAGACGGAAGCCCTTCAGCAGATCAGCGGGCGCATCCTCGCGGCAGATGACATTCTCTACAACGCGAGGTATGAGGAACTAGAGGCCCGGTTTACCCGGTTGCATTCAGACCCTGAGTCTGGACTTCGCCCATTTGCGCCGGTTGCGTACCCAGACGACCAATCTGAGCATTCTGAGCCTGCTGCATTTGGAAGACGTATTGGGACTGGTATTTCTGAAGGCGAGCCTGAAACGCCTCGTCGCTCTGGAGGCGCTGGGAAACGTCGGGCTGCTGCACATACTGCTGTATGACCTGCATTGCGACCTGAGCCCCGTTGGGCCGGGCTCCGACCTCAATGCCAGCGTAAATCTTGGACAGGTCATCCGTGACCTGCTTGACGATCTGCTGCTGGGCTTCCTGAGCAGGCTGGAGGACGCTATCGGCCAGTAGGGGGTTAACCGCCGCAGCCATCACCTCCAGCATCCGGTCCACGTTGATGCGACCATTTCGGTCGAACTGGAGGAGGCTGACGAACTGGTTGAGTTGCGCCTCAAGGGTCTCGGGATCGGTCGTCAGGACATCAAAGTTGATGTTGATGTCGAAGTTCTCATTCGGATCGCCGCGACCAAAGCGCACCGGATCGGGGTTTCCCGTAACGCGGAAGAACACCTGCTCAGGGCCGAACCGCTGATAGCACTTGTAGGTCATCCGCAGGACGTCTCTCACGTGAGTGAGAAACTTATCTACGAAGAACTGCTGGCGGATGCGGGACATTGGGTTCTGGTGGTCCAGACCCATAAGACGGTCGGCCTGCTCAATCTGCGTGCGCTCCATTTCCACGCTGCCGGGGTTGTAGGCAGGAGTAGGCCCAAACTGAATCTCACCCATCCGGCGATAGGCGACCTTAACTCCGGGGCCCCACTCAGGCGCGGGCGTTCCCGCGGGGTACATAATGGCGGGAAGGGTGGCATAGCTGTTACGGTCGATGCGGCTGTCTCGCTCAACCTTCACCTGCCATTGTATGCCGCGCAGTTGCTCGGGCACCGTGGCAAGCTCGTAGAGACGCTTGTTGTCCTCGCCGAGCTTGGTGACGACAAAGGGATAGTCGTCGTACCCGTTGAGCAGTTCGTGCTTCGCGTACTTCGGTTCCTCGGAGGTTCCGTAGTAGTTGTTGTGGAAAACGGTGCAGTAGATGCCCTCGGACTTGTCTTCCTCGGAAACCAGCCGCTGATAGCAGTA